ACTATGAGTTGGTTCAACTAAAACTGATTGTTCTGATTGAGAAAAAAGATCGGTAAATCTGCTCATATTCTTTAAAAAATTTTATAGAAATATTTATCAAGCAACAAGTTCTATAAACTCACCAAGAATGCGCTTGTTCATTTTCTTAGATTTCAAACTCTTCACAAAAGCAGATTTGATTTGAGACTTAGTGGCATCTTCGGAAACAGAGAACTCGGAATCCTGAGACAAAGCAGTTGCAGAAATCCCAAAATAAGAATGATATCCAGACTTCTTGATCGTAAATGCCTTTTCTTTTTTCCAAGAGTTCATTATCTTATCATACGCATCTCCATAATATCCATAGTAACGCCGAATGAAAGATCCTGCATCACGTCCTTCCAGAACACGAATTCCGATAAAATTCATATCAACAAAACGATCTCTTAAATTGCGAAGAAGAATATCAGTAAAGTCAGGCCACTCCGAATTACAAGAGTAAGTATTGCCTGTTTTACGATCACGGAGGAAAGTATTATTCCCAATGTGAGCAGTTCCAATGAAAGGTTCTTCTTCCCAACGGCGCTGAACTTCACGGTGATACTTGACTGCACAAGCTTCACCATCAGTCAAAACAACACACTGAACCTTTTGAAGTTTGTTTTCTGTTTGGAATTTAGGTAAAATTTGGTGCAGAGAAATCAGCGCCTCATTCAAAGGAGTTCCAGAAAGACTCATACCAACAGGAACAGGGTATCGGGAATAATTCCTACAGTTAAATGAAGTAGCAAGGCGGAAAATATTCTTCATCTGTTCTTCAAGAGTATTTGCATTTACTTTGCTGGTAAGAAGATTCATCATAGAGAACCATTCCCCAACCTGAACAAGACCATCTTTTTTCTTGTAAGCAAGTTGGCGAATATTTGCTTTTCCATCATCATACTTTACCAAAGGATAATCAGTGGTAAAAGCATAAACTTCAAAAGGAATACTAACTTTTTTACAGAACCAAATCAAGTTATAAAGTTGCTTGACAGTATCCGCCATAACGTCACACATAGAACCAGACCAATCAAGAACAAACACAAGACCATGATTCTTACCGTCCGCAAGAGTTGTTACCTTGCGGAAGATATCTTCGTTATATTTGTATGTGTGAAGTTTAGAGCAGTCCAAAACGCCAGTACGTGCAGTTGAAGCACGAGCATAGGAATCTGCTGCCTTACGACATTCAAACTCTTTCACAAGATAGTTAACTTCCTTCTGTGCGGAACGCTTGAACTCTACAAACTTCTTATCAACTTCACCAAAAATTTCTTGATGAGTATATCCACAGTTGGTGAGGTAACTATCCCAAGTTTCTCTGCACTTTGCATGAATTTCAGAATTAGGGACGATCACTTTATCCAGATCAAGTTTAGGAAGTTCAAGATATAAATTTTCATAACCATCATCATTAATCAATTCCTTGAGTGCTTCCTCAAGTTTGTCCATGGTCTTAACTTCTGGTTCATTATCTTCCCCACCTTCATTAGTAGTAGAAGGATTTTGTTTTGGTTGAGAAGAGTCTTGGTTGGAAGAAGATCCTTCAGATCCCTCCGACGAAAGTTGATCATTCTCACCCTCTTGCTGATCAGAAAAATCAGATGCAGGTTGTTGACTTGAACCAGAACTCTGCGATTGAAGTTCATCAATTTGGATTTTGGTTTCTTCATGCTGTTTTTGCTTACAATACTTATAGAGTTCTTCTGCAGCGATCAGAACATCTGCGAAAGTTTCACTATTGGCAACAAGGTTGACAATTTCAGTCTCCTCACCACGCTCAATTGGAATATCAGTATAGTTTCCAATCTTGAACCACAGGTTTACACGATCGGCAAGGTTATAAGTTTCTACTTTATCATCCCCAATTTGGAAGAAATCATCATCGGCAAGTTCTTTGTATCCGTTATAAAAGGTCTTGGCAAGACCAGGATAACGGCGCTTCATCATCTTCTCAATACGGGCATCTTCCACGATATTCACAAACTGTGGAGGAACCTTTACATTTACAGTCCAATCCTCATCTGGCGTATAAAGAGCATGTCCCACCTCATGCCCCACTAGAAGATCGTATACGGTGTTACTTGCCTTCTCCCACATCGGCAGGGTAAGCACACGGGTATGAACGTTGAACTGAGCAGTCTCTACCTTCTTGTGCTCAACCACAAGGTCTTCGGTAGCAAGGAGTTTAGCAAGTTGGGACTTGATTTCGTGGGAGACGGTCATGGGTTTTGTTTTGAGACACCACTAGTATACAAAAAAAGAGGGTGCTAAGACCCTCTGGTGGACAGTTTAAAAAGTGGCATCATAACCATTTCGGAACTTTCATACCTGCAGGTGGTTGTTTCCATCCATGAGGTCCCATAAGAGATCTAACTTCACTATATTTTTTAGGATCTTCTTTTTTCAATTTACTCATGTTTTGAGTCCATTGAAATTCTTTCTTGTTTAAAGAAAGTGGTTTTTTTCCAACCATTATTGGATTTCCACCAACTGAAGGATTTACATCACCTTCCGCTTCCATAATACTTTGGATCCATTCTTCACTCATAGCACCGGCAATTGCCTCTGCAGATTTTTCATCTGACGCAAATCCACTATCAATAATATAATTAATTAAATTCTCTTCTTTCATTTTGGTAGTGTACTCCTTACCACCATAAGTAAATGTTGTTTTAACTGGATCTCCAATTCTCTTTGCTTCTCTTTCTTTTCTTTTTGCCTCTCTGAAAGCATCATCAAAAGTAGAACCAATCTTACGAGAACCAACTTTTAAACGACTACGAATTTGTCCTGTTGGTTTATCCGCAGATGGCGCATCCATAGTGTTATAAACATTGGTTTTTATATTCTTTCTCAATTCAGCATCACGTTTACGCTTTTCACTCTTCAATCCTTGATCAACTGCTGCGGTTCCAGCAGCTGCTGCACCAACAATTCCCGCAGTTTTTAGATTTCTCGATAAAGAGGAAATTGGCGATTTTGATGGGCCACCAGAAGAAGATGATCCTGTTGCATATTTTTCCAAACCTGGATACTTCATATTTCCAGTTTTTTCTGCAGGTGATAAAGTAGCACGAACAGTTTGTGTCAAACCACCACCTTTAGGGGGTTTTCCACCTCCAGAAGTAGATGTCTTTGAGGTTGGTTTAGGTGCCTTGGTACGAACCAATGCTCCTGCAGGTTCAGCAGACTTGACTGCTTTTGGAAGTGCTTCTGGTTTAAAGGTTGGTTTAGGTGCCTTGGTACGAACCAATGCTCCTGCAGGTTCAGCAGACTTGACTGCTTTTGGAAGTGCTTCTGGTTTAAAGGTTGGTTTAGGTGCTCTGGTGGAAACTAATGCGCCTCCAGGTTCAGCAGACTTAGTTGCCTTAGGAAGTGCTTCTGGTTTAAAGGTTGGTTTAGGTGCTCTGGTGGAAACTAATGCGCCTCCAGGTTCAGCAGATGTTGCCTTAATCTTAGGATATATTGGTTTAGAAGGTTTAGGTGCTCTGGTGGAAACTAATGCGCCTCCAGGTTCAGCAGATGTTGCCTTAATCTTAGGATATATTGGTTTAGAAGGTTTAGGTGCTCTTGTAGAGACCAATGCTCCTGCAGGTTCAGCAGACTTAGTTGCCTTAGGAAGTGCTTCTGGTTTAAAGGTTGGTTTAGGTGCTCTTGTAGAGACCAATGCTCCTGCAGGTTCAGCAGACTTAGTTGCCTTAGGAAGTGCTTCTGGTTTAAAGGTTGGTTTAGGTGCCTTTACACTTGCAGATGTTTTTCCTGCCGAAGGAAGTGCTGGTCTGGATGGTGTACCAGGTAATGCCTTAGTAGAAGATACTTTAGGACCAGAAGGTTTGGATGGATTTATACGACTGCTAGGTGCTGTTGGTTCATTCCAAACATTAGTTGTAATTTTATTTGCACCTTTTGGAGCAGTTCTAACAGAAGTTGGTTTTACTGTTCTAACTATTGGTGCTGGAGATGGTGCAGACTTTGCAATAGTTTTTGCAACTTTAGCAGTTGATACTGGATTTAATGCTGTACTAGTAATAAGAGAATCAGTAGCTGCGGTTCTTAATGGTGTTTTTGCTCTTTTTGCAATAAATCCTGCTACTGCTTTTGCACCTTTAATTAAAGAACCCAGTCCTGCCTCATTAATAATTTCGATCATTATTTGATCGGATTCTTCTTTACTATAACCTTCACTTAAAAGATATTCTAAAATTTGATCATAGTTATCAACTTCTTCAACTGATTCTATCTGAACTCTATTATAAATTTGCTTATAGGCGTTTGCCAAATCTATAAATTCTTTATTTCTCATTTTTATAAAGACTTTTTAGATATTTATAAAAAAAGAAGCGTCCCTTCTTTGGAGACGCTTCTTGAGTGCTTGGCGGCGTGCCTTTGCTTGTCGGAGTGCTTGTGGTTTTAATTTCCGTTTTTGTTCCTTTTTACTGTGATGTTGCCAATTTGGAAGTTTCATTTTTCTGTTTGTTTATGATTCTACCTTATACGAGAATCCATTGCGCTTGTCGAACTTTGTGACACTTTCAAATTTGTCCTCAAGACCAGTCTTATGTGAAATAACAAAAATATTTGCATCTTTGATTACATAACGAATAATCTTAAGGAACTCATCCGTTCCAAATCCATCCAAAGAAGAATCAAAGACTTCATCCATAATCAGCAGATTTGTATTCACAGAATTTTTAAGTTTAGCAACTTCTCTCCATGTAAAGAGTAGAGATAAATCTACTCTCATCTTTTCACCTTCCGAAAAAGAAGAATACGAAAAGTTTTCATGAATTGGAGATTTAATTGTTTCGTTAAATTCTTCATCTAAATGGAAATTAATATAAAAATCCATCATTTGAAGATAACGATTCACCTGCTGATTTATGAACGGAAGATACTTCTTAATGATCTTCGTCTTTACACCATCATCCTTAAGTAAGGAATAGGCAAAATCGTAATGAACGATTTGTTGTTTTTTATCTGAGAGATATTCAATTGTATTTTGGAGATTTTCTTTAAATTCTTCTAGTTTCTCATGTTCAGTATTTCGGTTTGCAAGGTTCTCGGCAATTGTTTGAATTTCAGATTCAAGATCTCGGATTTGTCTTTGATTGAGTGAAATCCGAGTATTGTTTTGAGAAATGCCATGCGTTAATTTTGTAATCTCCTTGGAAAGTGCATTGAATTGACGCTCTCTCTCTTGTTCGAACTTTATTGTTTGTTCAAGTTCTTCATAACCATCTTTAAGTTCCTTTGCTTTATTTTGAGCGTCGGTAATTCTATTTAACCGAAACTCTTCTTCAATGGTTTGAGTACAAGTAGGGCATACCGTATTTTCAGTAAAAAACTTATGCTCTTTAGTAACTATTAATACTTTTTGAGATATTTTACCTTTAAGATTGTTAAGCTTTACTAACTTATCTCCAGCACCAATGACCTCTTCCTGCTCTTTAATATACTTAGAAATTTCCTCTTCGGTTGATTCATTTTCAACCATGTAAGCACCAATTTCTTTATCCAACTTTGCAATCTTTTCTTTATTAGCATTTATGTTAGCATTACCACGGTTTTCAAGTTCCTCAATAAAACTCTCTTGCATTTTAATTTTATCTTTAAGATTATCTTTTTTTAAACTTAAAGATTTAATTTCTTCTTTTTGTTCTTTAATTTTATCTTTAACTAAGGCATTCATAGCAGAAAAGATACGAATGTCTAAAAGATCTTCAATTACCTCACGACGATTTGAAGATGTCAGTTGCATAAAAGGAACAAAGTTACTACTACCCAAAATTACAATTTGAGTAAAAGATTTGTAATTTACCTTTAAAATATTTTCTTCTAATATTCTTTGATTTGCACGATCATCCGCCTCTTTATGAAGTGAAACCCCATTAACTTCAATATCAAATATATTTGGTTTAATTCCCCTTCGGACTAAGTAATTTTTATTATTAACCGAAAATTCTATCTCAACTACACAATCTTTTTCATTAGTACTATTAACAAGTTGAGGTTTTGTGATTCCTCTAAAACTTTTATTAAAAAGAACAAAAGTAAGAGCATCCAACATAGTGGATTTTCCTGCTCCATTTGTTCCAATGATTAAGTTCGTATTATTTTTTCTAAAATCAATCTCAGTAAATTGATTACCAGAACTTAAAAAATTCTTATATTTAATCTTTTGAAATAATAACATTTTTGGGAGGAATTACAATATCATTAGGTGTAATTATGGAATACTTGTAATTATATAACTTACAAGTTTTTATAGCAAGTTCAGCATCAACTTCAACAATATCCATTTCTTGATCTTCTTGATCTTCAATCATCATAGCATATCTTGTAGCATCATCTTCCTCCTCAAAAAGAAACAAAACTTTATGCCCATACTGATCTTGAACAGCATATGCCCCATCGTCTTTTTTATCTTTAAGAGTGAGAAGAAACATGTTACTCTACTTGCGATGCTTGCTGGTAAAGATCTTGAAGAATATTTTTTATAGTACTTTTATCAAAATCAAATTCGGAATCATCAATGTAACGATTTAAAAGTGATAATGTATTTTCATCTTCATCAACTTTGAAATCTTCACTTTCTTGAATTTCAAAATTTTCAATGATTTTTAATTCTTGAACTCCAGTATTATAAAGTTTATCAATGAACTTTTCAAAATCTTTTGGTTTAGATTTTTTACGAACAATCACTTTAACAATTTTATTTTGATACTCCGTTGCATCAAATATTTGATATGGAGTATCTTCATAGTAAATGTTATAGAATAATTTATAAGGATTATTAATTGGAGTGTGCTCCAATGTCTCTGTATCAAAAATATGAAATCCTCGTGTATCATTCACATCGGTCCAATACATTTCGTAAGGATTACCCAAATAGAAAACGCATCCATTGTTAGAACGAGTATGGTAATGACCAGAAAATACTTTTGTGAAGTTTTTAAAAATATCGGAATCCAATCCATGTTCCATCACCAATTGACGGTTAACTCGAAATCCTTGACATTCAAGATGTCCCATTGCAATCTTACTAGATGTCTTCTGAATCATTTTAAGGGTTTTCTCTTCATTCTCGGAATTAATCCAAGGTAAAAGTAAAATTTTCAATCCACCAACACTAATTTCAGTAGGATCACTATAAGTACTAATATTAGAATAAGTCTGAAGAAGAAGTTGAGGTGAATTTACACTATTGGTATTTTTGTAGTAGGTATCGTGATTACCCACAATCATATAGACATCATATTTTTTAAGAGGATCAAACACAACTCTTTTTGACCACTCAAGACTTTGATAATCGATTGACTTTCGACTATCAAAAGCATCACCCATATGAATGACTGCTTCTACGTTATTTTCCTTTAGTGCTGGAAAAAAAACATTTTTGTAAAAAAGTTCAAAGTAATCATGAATGTACTTAGAACCTTTTTTACACCCATAATGAGTATCTGTGATAATTGCTACCTTCATCGGTTACTGCGATATTGGATATTGTCCTTCATACTATTATACTCCGAATTGTTACCAGAAAGCAAGTTGTCATCAATCATCATAACCTCATCAAAACCAGTCTTTTCAATAATCTTAGATTTAATTTCTAACTGACGCTTTTCTTTTGTAATTCTTCGTATAAAAGCATAATGAATAATCTGAGTAAAATATGAAAATGGATTACTTGATTTTTCTGGATCAAAATTATGAATATACTGAACACAATTTTCTATTCCGTCAGAAATCATATCCTCGCGGAACATGTAATTTACAAAATTAGGTTTGTATGAAAGATGTGTTGCAATCTTTAAGAAGCACTCTCCAACATAATTTGGTATTGGTGGTTTACCTTCCCAACGCTTTCCTCTGTCTTCTTGAGTGGGACTTCTATTATTTCTATTAATAAAATCCTGTTCTACTTTTTTTCTATAAACAACTAAAGCTTCCAAAAATTCTTTATTGTTAACATAATGTTCAGACTTACCTTTTCCTCTTGGCATAATAATAAATTCTATTATATTTTAAAATGTTATATCCATTATAGCACATAACCAAGAGGCTTGACACAAGACCTAAAACCATGTAGACTACCTTTGTCCCGGTTGAAGATGAGAGTTTAGCTTTCTTTAATACCCTTGAAGATTCTTTCAAGTTTCTTACGAGCATCTTCAACTGAAGACAGATATCCCATCTTAGAAGAAGGTCTAACATGACCTCCCGGTTCATAAGATTCAATGGTAGAATCATCTTCAATATAATTGTTATATAAACCTATCATTTTCTTATCTTTAGTTTCTGTCATAGTAATAATCTTATTAAGTTTTATAATAAAGAAATCATCACCAGACATTTCTATCCATGGTTTTATTTTGATAAAAGTTCCTTGAGAACTTGTAATCATTTTCATTGTGATTGGATTTTGGAGAACTATAACAGGATCTCCATCATTCTCATCAACCATTACAAGAGACATGATTTCTTCACCAGATACTAATTTTATAATTGCGTAAAATTCCTCTCCCATCAGTTTTTAATCGGTATGTTTACAATATCGTAGTTAAAATTTTCTTCATTATAGATTTTTATTCTTTCTATTAAATGATTAAGAGTATAATTCTTCCTTGATTTATAACTGATATCATCAGCAATATCATATAAAGTTGCTTTCACTTTATTATTACCTTTTCGGAGTACTCGTCCGATGGATTGTAAGTTGCGGACTCTAGACTTTGAAGGTGAAGCAAAAATAACATTATGTAAATTCTTAATGTTAATTCCTGTACTAAATGTTCCATATGATGCCACAATGATTGCATCATTTTCTTTTTCAGTAATTTCTCTAACCTGTTCTCGATCTTCAGTATCCACTCCTCCATGAACGAAAAAAACATGACGATGATCAGATTTGCTATTATTTATGAGATCATATAAAGGTTGACCATGACCTTCTACTCTCGAAAAAAGAATAAGTGTATTACCTTTAAGGTCTAGAGCAAGGTTTCTAATAAATTTATTGCGCTTTTCATGATTGATGATATACTGAACTTCATCTTCAAAAGTTTCAAACTTATTTGGTGGATGTTTCAGTAAAAGAATATTAATATCAAGTTTTGCAACGTGACCTTTTTGCATCAATTCATCTGTACGAATAATCTTATAAGAAGGACCAAATAAACCTTCTAAAACCCATTTATGAGTTTGTGATCCATCTAATGTACCAGTAAATCCAAAACGATATTTTGCATCAGAAAGTTTTGTCATTATAGATACTAATGACTTAGATTTGAACTGGTGTGCTTCATCTCCAACTACCACATTAAATCTTGAAAAGTATTGACGGGGAAGTTTGTAGATAGACTGCCAGGTAGTGATAATCACCTGAGAGTCTGTTTCTCTTTCTTTTCCAGCATATATCTTGTGGCAAAATGAACCCACATCCCACCCATAATCTGCAAAGTCTTTATACATCTGCTCTACAAGGGATGTCGTCGGAACGACTATCAGAGTATTTTGTCCTTTCTCAACG